AAATGTCAGCATGGCAAATAGGTCGAGTGCTATCAGACGAGCATAAAGAAAAAGTAAAGAATACACTAAAAGAATACTACTCAGAGGAGTCAGGTAGACTTCCTGGCGGAAGAAAGAGAAAATCATGAGCGAAAATACGTACACTGCGCCTGCCCCATCAGCAGCCGTACCGCAAGGAACAGCCGCACGTCTTATTCAGGTAGCTTTATCTCAAGTGGGTTATGCCGAAGGACCCAAAGACAATGCCACGAAATACGGGGAGTTCACAAAGGCAAACTTCTTGCCATGGTGTGGATCATATGTAATGTGGTGTGCGAATCAAGCTGGAGTTAAGGTGCCTAACACCGTTTCAACAGTTGCAGGCGCAGATGCTTTTAAGAAGATGAAGCGTTGGTACGAAAACGACGGAGTTAACACTCCACAACCTGGCGACATCGTTTACTTTGACTTTCCAGGAGACGGTGTAGATCGCATCTCGCACGTAGGAATTGTAGTAAAGGATAATAAGGACGGCACGATGATTTGCCTTGAAGGTAACACCTCAGGCAACGCCAAGGGTGACCAGCGCAACGGCGGGGAAACCTGCAAGAAAGAGCGCGGCTATCTAAAGAATAACAAGAAGAAACTTGTTGTTGGAGTTGTTGGTTGGGGTCGTCCTGACTACGCGGGCTCCGCAGCTGCGCCAGTTGCAGTTAAAGAAGTAAAGGAAAAGGATACAACTGGTAAAGTTTATCCTGGCGAGACAATCGACCCAGGAGAGTCTGGCATTCACGTTAAGACCGTTCAGGCAGCTCTTGAGATCAAACCAGCCGACGGTCAATTTGGTCCTGTAACAAAGAAGGCTATCATGGCGCACCAGAAGGCTAATAAGCTACCTGTCACCGGTATCGTTGATGCAAAAACTTGGAAATCTATTACAGGATTGCCTGTAAAGTAGACCTTCTAGGTATATAGTAATACTAGTTTTTGACGTCCCGGGAGAGAGCGTCTAAAACATAGAGAGCCGGATAGCGCGAGTAATCGCGCGTCCGGCTCTGTGTTTTACGACTATACTTTATAGAATCCTTGCATTTACTGCTCCTTTAACTAGTAAATCTTCTTACTGGAGTACACTGTCTATTGTCCGTTTTAGTGAATCCAGTATACGTACTTCCACCTGTAGCGCCAACTGCCCATGCATTTGTGCCATCTATTTGTGATGATGTCCACACAACTCCCATATCTCCAGGAGTAGCCCATGCGCTAATACTTGATGCAACTAGCCCTAGTTGAACCATTTCATCTTTAGATGGAAGAAACCAGTCTGATTTACTATTGCGAACAATACCAGCACAATAGCTTGCCGCAGGACTTCCGTTACTCATGGCAATCATAAGAGTTGTATTTTCTTTACCTGTGCCAATTGAAGTATTTGTAGCAGCAGTCTGGCTATAGTCGCTCCACACTCTAGCGCTTGTTAAAGACTGCGGTGCTGACTCCATGTATCTACCCCAAGATAAGACTGAACCAGCGTCATAAAATACCTTTCCACCACCAGGACCTGTTGAGCCAACTGGATAAGGATTTGGAACAACAGGAGTCGCACTATTAGAAGCGCTAGACGCGCTAGACACACCATTTGCGTGCGTAGCTGTAACTGTAAATGTATAAGCTGTGCCGTTGCTTAACCCAGAAACGGTGATAGGGCTTGATGCGCCTGAGCCTGTGATACCACTTGGTGAACTAGTTACTGTGTAGGAAGTAATTGGGAGTTTGCTAAAGGAAGGGGCTGTAAACGTTACTGACGCACTTGCATTACCCGCAGTAGCGGTTCCTATAGTAGGTGTAGTAGAAGGACCCTTAGTTCCAGCACTTTGTGAACCTAGGATTGGCATGTGCTACTGAATTTCTACCCAAGACAGAGTTGACTCATCCCAACCATATTGTTTTTCATCTGTTGGATAAGGAGTTGGTGCTTCCCAGCGGGCGGTCGTTGTGTTAACTGTCCAAGAAGGAAAAGGTTGAAAGCCGTAGCATTCAAGTGTGTTACGCGCCTCGACTTCGGAATCAAACCAGTACCAGCCTTCAACAGGGTAGGTGTAAGTATCTTTTTGGTCTAGCCACAACTCAAAGTTCTCGTTGAGAACTCTGTCTGCAGACCAGACTAGAAAGCCGTTGTCGTTCTTATAAAATCCTTGCATTTGTTGCTCCTTTAACTAAAATAACGAATTGGGCGAACTGGGTATTGTGTATTAGTCTTATTAACTAAATATGCTGCACCATTTTGCCCACTATCATTTATAAATTGAGCCCATGCATGCGTTGGTCCAAGCGAAACATTTGTTGTTTCAGATGAAGACCAATATGCGGTTCCACTAATAAAGCCTCCAATTATGCCTTGTCTTACATAAATTTGATTAAGTTCGTCTTTAGACGGTAAGGACCAACCTGTAGTAGAACCCGAGTATCCGCCACCAGTATAGTTTCTACATGCTGATCCTGCAGCTCCACCATTGGCTGCAAGAGTAGTTGTATTTGCTCTTCCAGTTCCTATTGCTGTTGCATTATTTCCAAGTGTGCCTGCAGATGAGTTCCATAAGTAAGAAATAGAATCATTCCATGCTGGAGAAGATGAACTGGTTGCTGCTTCCATATATCTTCCCCAGGATAATGTGGAGCCCGCATCATAAAATATTTTTCCTCCGCCTGGACCAGTGTCACCTAAACTGTAGGTAGTTTTAGGAGTAATAGAGTTTGAAGAACTAGACGCAGTGGAAGTACCTTGTGCGTTTACAGCAGAAATACTAAATGTGTAGCCAGTACTTATGACAAAAGAACCTGTGACTGTTAAAGGGCTAGATGAACCTGACACGCTTAAAGCTATTGAAGGTGAGCTTGTTACTGTGTATGAAGTGGGAGGAAGTTTAGACTCAGGTGCAGTAAAGGTCAACGACACAGTTGTCGAGTTAGTTACAGTCGCTGTTCCAACAGTCGGTGCTCCTGGTGCTGGTTTTGCAGCTGAAGCTCTTGCTCCTAGGATTGACATGTTGTTATTCTATCTTACTATGCTTCATCTGATTGTTGATCTAATACATATTTAATGCTAGATGCGGACCATTTACCACCGTAGGCGGCTGGTATACTCTCTGCGTTGAGCTTCCTAGCTATACCGTTCATCGACTCGCCCGCTTCTCTTTCAGTGTAAATACGATTTAATACTGCTTCCGGGATTCTTTTCTTAGGGCCAAGATCTACTCCCCAGACTTTTCCTTGCGAGCGTCTGTCAGAGTGAACGTCCTTCTGGCGTTCAGAGATTATAGATCTTTCCATCTCAGCAAGGGCAGACATAATAGTAACAACAAACCGAGATTGATATGAAGAAGTATCTAAATTAAGATCAAGAAGAACTAGTCGCCAGCCGTATTTCTGCGAGTGGTCAATAATGGATAAAAAGTCCTGCGTTGAGCGAGATAGGCGATCTAGGCGGGTAACAAACAAAGCGTCTGCTTCTCCAGAAGCTAAACGATTAAGCGTCTTCTTTAGCGCTGGTCTTCCAGATATAGACTTACCCGATCTACCTTCTTCTCTGACAAGTTCTGTTAAAGTGTAACCTGCAAGCTCGGCTGCCTGCCTTAATGCGCGTTCTTGTACATCTAGAGAAACACCATCTTGCACCTGCATAGACGTAGACACTCTAGCGTAAAGAAGCGCTACTTTACCATCAAGTTCCATTGAGATATCATACTACAAATGGCTAGAAATGTATAAAATACTGCATGTACATCTGTTGCAGACATAATACTTTGTCCGTTCTAATGTACAATTTTTACAGAAAAATATAAGAGTTTGAACTGCGTCAACCCTTAATTTTAACGGTTAATGCTTTTGAGGTGTATTCACGCGCTATAAAAGCGTTTACTATTATATAGTAGTGTATCCGTAGTAAACAGTCTGCGATGCGCCACTAGTGTTGGAAATTGTAAAATCAAACTTATTACTAGTAGTTCCCGCATACGTAGCATCTGTACTAATTGTACCTGCTACTCCTTTAATCTGATTAGGTATGGCAGTTATTGAAATAGGACTTCCACCGCCCGTATAATTCCAAGCGTACTGATAGCCTATTGCCGCTACATTAGTATTTGTCACAGTGGCTGTAGCATTCCAAACTATAATACC